CAATAGCTACTAGCACCCCGCAAGCTAAGCCCCTAAAGGGCTTGCGGTGAGCCTTTGAGAGGCTCTGCGCCGTTAGCGTACCATGCGTGTCAATGATGTGCATAACTCGTGTCCTAACTAAGCGTGAAGTGAAGTTCTGCCCCTACTTATCCACAGGTGTTAATAACTATTTATCTTTGCCCCATCCAGTACCCTTGAAGATTGCTCCTACTGGACTTATTAACTTGATCATAGGTTCATTACAATAAGTGCATAGAACTGTTGGTTTGTCGTGCCAGCCATGATGCAGTTCATTCTTCAATCCGCATCTTCCACATTTGTAATCGTAGGCTGGCATGTAAAGCATCTCCCAATCATCCATGAACCACAGCTGCATCGCTCGATGTCAGTCTCTTTAGGTTCGCTATCTAAGTGTCCGTATTTTAATATGAGTAGTGGCAAGAGATCAGCTAATCGGATGATGCAGGCATACTCCGCTGCATCTTCTCCCTGCCCATTTAGCCGTATGACTCCGAATCCCAATTCCCCCGAAATGGATGTCCGAGCCTTTAATTGCTTTATGTACGCAAGCGGTTGAAATCCAGCGCGGGCTTTGACCTCAACATCGAATGGCACATTGACAATATCCTTGCCACTACCCCTTCCCACACATGCGCCCTGCCACTGAGTCGATAGGTACTCAGCTACAACACGCTCTGTGCGAAAACCTCTGTGCTTTCTGTGCTGACTAATGATTCATCCCAGCCATGTAACCCATTGCTACACCACCAATGAATAGAGCTAATGTTAGATACATAAGCAATGCTTCCTTATCCATTGACTGCCCTGCACTTATTACATGACCATGTGCCAGCAACTACCACGCCTTCTACAATTCTTGCAGTGATTGTAATGTCAGAAGCTAGTGTTGGTTCATTGCATAGTTGGCAATTAACTGTATCAATCATAGGAATGTCCTCGACATTGACCCATCCGTCTGCTGTGTGAAACTCTGCGTACCCCATTATACCCTCGCTTTCTGAGGTTCCCATTTACCATTACTTCCAATGTTGTACCAAATCGGCGGACATTGATCCATGCCACCAGTCTGCCCCTTAGACTGGCATGTCATGCGACCCCATTCTTTGTTGTTCTTTGCACTTATTCCTGTCTGCCATATCATGTCGCCATGAATACATGAAGGAACATTTAGTTGCGTATTAACAATCTCTGCAATTACTGCTTGTTCCTTAAAAGATGTATTCCAGTAATCCACATCAACTGGCTCTTTGACTATCTGTAAAGCTGGATGGTTAGGCGCAACCTTGCTCATTTCTTCGCGGCTAGGACGCTTTCCTTTAGGAGCATAACCCGCATTTGCAAGTGCTCTGCCAATAGCAGATGTCTCGCAATTCTCCAATGCAGAAGTTTGATTGACCCCGCGAGTGCTAACTGTTTCTTCAGCGTACCCTGTCGCCCATGCGATGCTATCTTGGCTAGTTTTGTAGAGATATGCCTTAACAATATATCTACTAGCTTCCACAACTTCCAACTCAGTGCTAATGCGAAAATCTGGATAGTCCTTAATAAACTTTTCAAGTCGAACCTCCACTGGTTCATAATCGGCTAGGTTAAACATAGAGTGCATTCTCCTCTGTCTTAAGTTGTCCAGCGATTGCTAGATAACTGGCTCCATCAATCCAAGAATCGACTCTTGATCCATCTTCGATTGTCCTTGCAATTTTGACCAGCGATAGGATAACTGCAACTTGGTAATCTTCCACTGGCATTTCAAGGTAGGCACTGATAAGTCGTGCTGCTCGTGCCATATTGTCACTTGGGTGGCCGTAAGCGAGTCCTCTGTCCGAGTAAAGGTCGGTGGCAGAACTAAGTATTTCTGCATGTTTCATTCTTGCCAGAAATCTGCTCGATTGACTGCTCTGCCTTTGTGCCATCCATCCCGATGTCCGCGATCATAGGCATCTTTGTATGATTGTAACGCCCATATAATAAAGCTAATACCTGCCCCTATAAGGCATATAATTAGCAGCTTGTCATTGTTGCTCATTGTGTAACCTATCTGCATCCAGTGCCCTCGACTGGCTTACATACTTAGTGTGACATAAAGGCCAGACTAATTAAGGGACATTTGTATAACGAAATGGTAACAAATCTGCCTCATCAATCATGGTGTCGATGGTGCGAACTACATCAAGCGTAAAGTCGTCCATACAGCGTAAATGACCCATCCTTGTTTATAGGCACTAGCATCGGGCTAACGCGGTCTCCATGCGTCTCAATGACTGCCACGCTCATCTGCCAATTAGCACTACCAGCCTTCAAATAAGAGGCTTTCTTCTTGTCCATGACATTTCCTGCCTCTAAGCCCCAAAGAGTCCTGTATGACGCTCCTATGCCCTCTGTGAAGGCACTAATGCCTGCCCTGTGAGTGTGACCACAGACCACAGACTTGCCGAACTTCTTAGCCAGACCTAGAGCTGTCAGTCCAGCATTGGAGTTCATTGATCCTTCATCGCCATGGACTAAGACCCATCCCTTATGAAACTCGAATGGTCTTTTATGGAAGCGGATTCCGAGTCCAGCGAAGTCCATAAACTTTGCGTATTCCAGTTCTGGTAATCCGATGAGGCTAGGTGCGCGTAATAGTGTGTGGTATAGGCGGTCTGTGTGATTGCTCCGAGTGACATCTGTTGTGCCGAGCTCATAGAGAATATCCTGCGCAAGGCTTCTGTCAGCATCTAGCGTTCCTTCCCACTCTAACTTAGTACCCTGCGCCCAGCGAGACTGGCTCTGCATATCTAACTCATCGCCTGTGTTTAGGATGAGGTCGAACTTTTCCCGCTTGACTAACTTGATAAGATTCTTAACAGCTTGCTCATGGTGATATGGGATTTGTAAATCCGAGATAACCAAGTATCTGCGTTTAATCATCATCCTCATCTTCATAATCGCCGAACTTTTCAGGATCGACTGGGTCTGGCAGAATCCATGCAGGATAGGACTGAGTATCAGTAATCATAAATAGCGCGACACCTTCAGCGAAACCCGCTTTACGCAATGACTTCCAATACTCATGTAATCCGATGCAGTAAGCATCAAGTTTTGAGTAACCCTGTTCCTCTAGCTCTTTTGCTTTTCTTGCCATAGCAGAATGTTACCTGTCTAGTAAGATGTTGTAGATTTCATCAACTCGCGTGTTGAGTCTTTTAATCTCAGATAAAAGATGCGTAATGACATAACCAGCAAGACCCCCAATGACACCAAGAGTTGCTAGATAGAAAGTAAAAAAGTCTTGCTGCGTCACTTCTTAATTCCCATAGCGGGGTCATTGACATTGAGATAGCGCATGACTGGTGGCAGAATAGAAGCAACACCTGCTGCAATAAGAGCCTTAGGGTCTGTGACCCCAGCAGCTGCCATTGAGATTACTGCTACTAAAAAGGCTCTAGCCCAAGAACCTGCTGCTGTCTTTAGTTCATTCATTATTTTCCGCCTAACATAGGTATTTGAAAAAACTCACCCAATAAGTCAGCTTCTTTCTTAAAGCTAACATGCATGTGGTGAAGGTGTTTGTTAGCCCCTGTGTAGTTGCGCCACTTCCAGTTGAGGACGGGAGACGCAATCCTGCCGTTAAATATAATGTACGAGATGCGCTTTTCTGCCTTAGACTTGCAACTGATTCGAAGTTGATCTGCAAGGTCTGGCATGATATGCGGTTTGACTCCTGCACCGAATAGGTCTGCGTCAATGTCAATGGCACGAACCCAGCCCTGCTCATCTGGATTATGATCAGACTTGCGAGCAGCGTGTCGGGTATCACCGACCCAACCATCCGATGCCCTATCACGATCTGGGAAGGAATCATCTAACTGTTCCCTTAATTGGATAGCAGCTTTAGATAGATGGGGCTTCATCTGAAACCATTGGTGTGAAGTGTTCCGCTTGCATAGCCTCGTAGGTTGATTTCAGCATTGAGGTAAAAGACCCATTTCCGTGGTCAATTAAGGCGTGTTCTATAACTTGCTCAGTTATTGGGTCAGTTACTTGAATAAAAGTTACATTGTCCATAATTATCTCCTAAAGTTCCGCGTTAAAAGCAATGTTTTGTGAATACCAGAAAATTGGCTGTCCTAGCACTACTCCAGTCACGTTTGCATCTACTATTCCACCTGTTGTGCTGCTGGAGTTGAAGGTCAAAGTGCTAGGCGTAATTATTGCGACACCTGGATTAATTAAAGCATTCGTAAGCGTTGAAAAGGTAATAGATGTTGGTGCTATTCGCATTTGTGTATTAAACGGATAATACATAGCAACATTTGTTGTCGAGGATGCAGCGCCTTTACCTGTACCTGTACTTAAAACTTGGTAGTAACGACTACAAGCGGCTAATTCTCCTTGAATTGTTCCAGTTGCAGTTTGGAAAGCGGTAGCAACTGAACCTGCTTCAAGTTGCAAGCCCCATATTTCAAATGTGTTTGCTTGCAAGCCAAGCGAAGCAGTTCGACTATTAAAATCTGAACCAGCACTAAACCAAAAAATTGGTGAAAGTCTTGAATTCGCGCCAATAGTTTTTCCAGAAACAGATGTAACTGCAATAGTGAAACTATAACGAACCCAAGATGTGGTGATTGCCGTCTTTGCTGCACCAATGCCAAAGACTGTTGCAGAACCACCACTACCAAAGTTTTGTGCTAATTCGACAGCAATTGATGGAGTGCCAGTGGCTGCCTTTGCCCAAAATGATAAAGTCACAGTTTGACCAGCAAAAGTTCGAACATCTTCTATTCGTTGTGCAATTTGAGAAACGCAAGTAGTGGCAGTTTGACCAGATGAGACCCAACGGAAATAATTAATTGATTCATAACCTGCTGCTGGTGCTGCGCCTGGTGTAAAAATCTGAGCACTAGCAGTATTTGTGCCGTCTCCTTCAATACCAATTAAAAATCTATCAAAAGTATAAGCACCATTGGTAGTTGAAGTAGAAAATGCTCTCTGATTAACTCCAAAGTCACCATTAATGATCTTGTTTTTACCAGCTTGACCATAGCCGACATTCCAGAGTGATGCATCGACAGAATCGCCTAGTGTCTCGATGGCTGTTGCGCCATTTTTTACTAGATCGCTGGATGTGGGTACGACCCACTGATAATTCGGGGTGACTGTTGCCATGTTAGTTTAGAACTCCTGTCGCGTTAGACCAGATAAGTGTAGCATTTACACCACTCCAGATTATTGAAGATGGGACGATTGTTTCCCATTGTGGTTGCACAATGGAGAAATCTGTAGCTGAGATAAATAGGGTGACATCCACAGAAGATGGAGTTGCTCTGAAGGTTACATCCTCGACAAAGCCATCGAAAGAGCCACCAAAGAAGTTAGATGGCAGATTGTCAATATAGACAGGCTGACCAAAAAACGCACTGATAAGGCTATCCCGCATGGCATCTGGCATGTCTGTGTTATCTAATCTAAAGGTGATGGCTTCTAACTGGGCTCTAGGGTCTTTACGCAGCTCTAACTCACGGGTGGCAATAGAGGTGATGTCAGTCAAGGTCTTAATGTTGGAATCTGTCGATTTCTCGAATGTGCCATAGTCAGCAATAGAGTCCGCATCCGATGCTTGGTAGGTAGAGCCATAACTAGCCCCATAGCGATAGATGAGCGAGTTGCGCAAGCGGCCAGTCTGAGTAGTTGCCTTGATACTGGCAGGGGTTGTGTATGCTCCGTCTAGGTTAGTAAAGCCATAGGTTGAAAGATAAGTAGTGCGATGGTCTGCATCATCATAATTGACATCGCCAGTAGTGACATCTTCATAGATTTGGCCTAGAGCAGAAGTGGCTATCTGATCTACTAAAGTGCTGGATTTAGCAGATGCACTAGCTGCAAGATTGACCATAGTGTAGAAGCCAGTGTCGATAGTGCCAGTATAACCAGCCTCAGCCCATGTCTCAGTTGGAGCATAAGCAGCCCAAGTAATTGCAGAACTTACTTCAGCCCAAGTAGTGTCGAGAGCTGCACCAAGAATTGCTGCAATCTGTGCGCCATCTAAACCTTCAGCCAGAGCAGTGTTATAGATTGCCTTAGTTACTTTAGAGAGTGCGCCAATGCCTAGAATGCTTCCATAAGTAACATATCCTGTTTCCTCTGGGCTTCGCACTCCAATAGTAAAGTCCGACACCTCGCCAGTAAAGACTCTCACATAAGTGCCAGAGCTATTCTTTAACTCAAGGCTAATAGGCTCTGTGATATTGATAGTAAAATCTGCCCCTGTGGTATTGATAATCTCTGCACGACAATACCCAGCAGTAGCTTGTCGATCGATGTCAATGCGACCAGTTGATAGGCTTACACTGGTGACAGTTGTATAAACATCATCACCTACAGTAATTCGCCATTCTGGGAGCCATGTCATAGTACGTTATTTAAGCCATTTCTAAGCGTTCCACGATTGACTGCATCTTGGATAACTTGGTCAAGGGCTTCTGCAATAGCGTTAGGGTCTCCCACACCAGTATTGATGATTACATTCATGTCGTAGTTGCGGTCTCTGTTTTGGCTTGGATTGTAGTTAATCCCAGCAACATTGGCAGAAGCAGAAGATTGTGCAAGTTGAGCAAATAAATCATAGTTGCGGTCTCTGTTTTGAGATGGGTTGAATGTAACCCCCGGAATTAGTTCAGTAGTTCCCTTATTTTTGTATTCGCTGCCGTTACCAAAATTGCTACCCCCACCAGTTGCGCCTTTGCCCATTTTGGCTAGAAGCTCCATCATTTCTCTAATTTTGCGCAAGGCTTCATCTAGATTGGCTTGGTCAATCAAATCTTTAGGCACAATAGAATCTAGGATTGACTTGATGTCAGCCAGTTTAATGTTCTGGTTCTGCAAAGTTCCTAAGATTGCAAGGTCTTTGTTGAGTTGATTAGTAGCAGCTTCTATGCGAGCTGCATCCTTAGATGCAATAGCATCTTCAAGGGCAAGAATGTCCTGCTTAATTCGCAGGCGCACAATATCGTTAGTAATGGCTAGGAGTTGCCCCTGTGAAGTTACCTTGCCCAACTGGTCTGCTTGGTTAATCATGGCTGCATTGAGTTGGATTTTATCCATATCAAAGACATCGGTAGCCTTGTTAAGGGCTAGATTAGCCTTGTCAAGCGCACCAGATAATCTCTTATCAGCAAGAATCTTAGCCTGAGCTTTAGATTGGTCTTGAGTAAGTTTAGTTATTGCCTTTTGGTTTTTAAGATAACTGCCAGACTGGATGGGATTCTTACCCATAGCGCCAGCATTGTCTTTAGCTCTAAGTGCATCTATTTCATCTGCGACTTTATTAAAGTTCTTTATGGCAGTTACAGGATCAGTAAGTAATTCAAAGATTGAAGGCACTGCATTAGATAGTCTAAAGAATCTGCCAAACTCTACAATCAAGTCACTTATTGCTTCTGAGTATTGTTCAATGTTAGAAGTGGCAGCATCAAAGCTACCACTGGATTCTGTAAGAGCTTGGACGATTCCCTTACCAATAACCTCTTTAGCGTTATTGCCTGCAATGGTCAGCTTGTTAAGTTGGCCTGCATAACTCTCAGCAGCAGAAGATGCTTGCCCTGCAAAGAGTTCAGAGAGTCTTACTTGGATTTCCTCAAAAGATGAGGATGTTAATTCAGCCTTAGATAGTCCTACTCCTAATCGACCTAGTGAAGCATTATTGCCTAGGTAGGCTTTCTGTAATCCTTGGCTAACTGTTGTTAAATCTTTGCCAGTGCCAGCAGATATATCTAGGGCTAGGCCAAGTAAGGTAGTTGCTTTACTGACTGAGGATGTGGCGCGGAGCAACCTATCCATAGCAGGACGAAGTTGATCATCGAGAACGCCTGTCTGCTTTTCTAAATTGCTAATCATCTCATTGACATAGGCTGAGGTATTGCCAGTCTCAAGACCAAGATTCTTTAAGGTGATACCAAGAGAGCGAGCAGCGTTATCATCTTCTATGAATGCCTTGACAGATGCCTTGCCGTAAGCAACTACAGCAGCAGTACCAAAAGTAATGCCAAATGTTCTAGCAAGTCCTTTTACATTTTTATTAAGTTTTGTTACAGCAGTATCAGCCTGCTTAAAGGATTTAATGCCTGTAAACTCGGCCGCTAAATTAATGACTACGGATGGGTCAATGGCCATTATTTAACTCCCATTTCTTTGTAAAACTTTACTTTAGAGTTCTCGATAGCCTTGATAATTGCTGCGTTAGTCTTACCGCCATCTTCTTTCCATGCTCTAAAGATTGCGCGACCCTTCATCTTGCGTGACCTACGACCTGCACCAGTCTGATTATTGGCATCTACTATGCCACCATACTGATCCATAGCTTCAATAAACATATTACCCGCACCCGGGTTATTGCTTCTAGATTGATTCTTATTGCCAGAGCGAATCATTTTGCCGTAGTTAGATTGGCTTTCTCGCACAACTCTAGCCATAGGAGCTTGCTCGCGACCATTAGGATTCTTGCGACCAGCAGTTTCATAGATTGCACCAGCAACAGACATATTGGCAATACGCGCTAATGCTCTAAAGCCTTGCTTATTAGGTTTAGATGGAGTGGTCTTATATCCAATACCGCGCTTGGCTTTGCCCGTACTCCAAATACGATCAGTACCCCAAATGGTTTCACTTGTTCTATTCCATCCACTGAGAGGTGCGCGTGATGGGATAAATCCTCTAGCCTTGTTAGTAATTGGCTTAAGAAGATTACCTAACTCTTTCTGAGTTTCTTTAGCTAGGTCTGGAGCAAAATCTTTAAGAGCCTTACGGAGTGCGAGTGCGCCCTTTACTTCTGTTGGCATCGCTTATCTCCTTTTGCTCATCTTTGAGACCCTTCAACAAGGCTTGAAGCATTATTGGGTCTAACTCTAACAACTGCTGTGGCGCGATTCCCAACCTAATGCTCAAGCGAGCTATTAAGTAGGTGAATGGATAATCGCGCTTTAAGCTAAAGGGTCTGAGTCAAGTACCTCAACACTCTTAAGTGTCTCAATAAACTCAATCCCGAATGGCTTAACAGTTTCACCTGATCTGCGTGTAATCTCCCAAGACAACCAATAGACCATTCCTTGCATTTCTTGTTCACGAAACGCACGATGGAAGCCCATCTTATGATGTAACTCAAAAGAGTATTCCACCGCTGGGGTGATTTCACCTTCAAGTACGCTTCCATCATTACGAACTATCTTTAGTCTTGCCATGAGCTGCCCCTTTGTTTAGTTGATTATGACCAAGTACCAGTAGATGCGTAAGAAGTCTTGCTGTTACATGTGAATGTAATGTCAATCATTCCTTCATCGCCAACTGCACCATTGATGTCAGTTAGGTTATCTACCAAGATTGTACCTGAGTATAGAAGGTTTGTTGCTGATACAACAGCAGATGAATCTTGAATTGCTTGGAAAGCAACTGTAGTTCCAAATGCAGCCTGCAGTGTTGGTAGAACGCTTGCTGTAGCTGTGTCATTCAAGAATGAAACAGTAATCGTATCTGAAGCCAGACCACTAACGAACTTATTGGCGGTGTCGCCCATTGCTGTGACAGAAATCTGGTCTAGCACGCGGTTAAGAGTGAATGCAGTAACATGATCAGAAAGATTGACTGTAGCAATCTTAAATCCGACCTTATTGTTTAAGAAAATTGCCATTGATTATTCCTCATCTTTCTTGGTTGATACTGGCTTTGGTGCTGGTTCGCTGACTTGACCAATCTTCTTCAAGAAGGCCAAATCCTCTGGTGTTAGTGACATGTTAGCTCCAACTTGTTAGGATTGATACGGACATCTCGCAACTGAGTAGGTCAGTCCCACCAGCATTGAGAACACTAGGTGCGCTTATTGCGCTTACATTATAGGTCAAAGTAGATGCAGCGAGAAGGTTAAACACTCGCACTACGAAATCTTCTATCCCGTTAAGGTTGCCTTCATTATCAAATAAAGGCGTAGTAATAATAATCTTAAAGTTAGCCAATGGGCTTACTGTGTTGCGAGCGTTATTGCTCGGAGTGATGTATTCATCCGCTGGGCTGACAATGACTGAATTGACTAAGACTGTGGCAGGCGGGAATGCAAAGGTTTGCCATTTTGAGTTATCGACTAAAGCTGTAGCGAGTGTCGTTCTAAGAGTAGTGAGAGCAACTGTCATTATCCCACCATGGAGCGTGGGTCAAGTGCGTGGGCTATCAATCCTCGCACCTTAGCGAGAAGCTGTGCGCTCATTCGATAAGGGCTTGGCTGGAAATCGACAAGGTTACTGCCTGAAAGGGTTGCAGTACGCGCTTGCCAGATTTCAACAGATACCATCAAAGCTGCTTGCTGGATTGCCATATCGGTAGTCCAGTCTGTATAAGTCTCAGCTGTTACTGTGCCAAATGGTTCAATAGGATGCTTAGGTTGTGCAACTGTGTGGGTGGTAGTTACTGAGATTGAATACTCGCCAACAGTCAGAACAGTCTTAGATCCGTTGTATTTAGTACCTGAATTAGCAATGGTCAAAACTTGCCCAACATAGAAAATGTCTGTTACAGGAATGTCAAAGTAAAGAGTGCCTTCGCTTACTATGTTGCTATGCGCTACTGCGAACCATTGAGGCTTCCAGAGCATTGGAAGTAGGACTGCATCGGTAGCGTCACAAACTTCTTGAAGGGTTGCGTCTGCATACAAAGTACCGACTCCGAGAGTGCTACGGAGTTCTGCAACTGTTGTTAGTGACATTCCCATTCCTTTCTTAAGACTCTGGGGATCAGAGGGCTACTGATCCCCAGAGCGACTTAGAGTGTTGCTATTTTTTAGAGATTGAATTTACGAATTGCAAGTGGATTCTTAATTGCAACTGCAAGATAACCATAAACAGCAATTTCAACCTGTCCTGAACCTAGAACTTGAACCTGCAAGCGAGTTGTAGGTGATTCGTAAGTTGTGTATGACTCTGGTGAAACAATGTATGAAGAGTTATCGATAAGACCAGATACTCCGATATTTGGATCAACAAATAAATTCAATCCAAGAATTGAGCCAGTTAAAGCTGTAGGGGCTACTGCGCCTGAAGCATTTGCTGGCTGAGCAGCAGTGTAAAGAGCACGACCTGTTGAATCAGCAAATCCCATGAGTGCTGCCCATGTATCTGTTGATGCAATCATGTTGCGAGCAAACTGACCAGTACCCTTGTATGCAGCAGCAGTTTCTGTCGATACGAATGATTGGTATCCAGCTTTATCAGCTGTTACAACTGCTGTTCCTACTGTACCGCCTGCAAGAAGTGCTGCAATGACAGCGGAATCTGTTGCGTTAGCGTAAGCATTTGAAAGATTACGAATCATTTCGTCATAGAACAAAGGAGCTGATCTGTCAAGGAGCTCCCAGCTTACAAATTGACGGCCTGAGAACTTGTTAATATCCACTGTAAGATAGTCAGAAGTCATCCCGACTGCTGTAACAGCAGCACCTTCATTTACATCTGCAACTGAGCCATTGCCAGTTACACGAGGAATTGTAAAGCTAAGTCCTGAAGCAGGAAGTGCTCCACGAGAACCTGCTTCAATTGCAGCTCGTGATGTTACCTGATTAGTAATAAATTCGTTCATGTGCAAAGGCAAAGTTAAACCTGTATTTGTAGTTGTTGAATCGTCAGCTGCGCGAACAATGCGTAGTGATTCTTCTGAACCTGTTGCTGCCTTGATTGTGTGCTCCAAGTATTGACCTGAAGTAATTGGTGCAATGCGCTCGCGCACATTTGTCACAGTCACAGTTGGTCGAGCAGCTTCAACCGCTGCTGCCTCTACTGGTGCTGCAACTGTCTCTGGAGTATTCTCCACAGCTGTCTCGCTTTCTGTTGGTTGGGTTTCTTCGACTACTACTTCTGGAGTTTCTTCCTCAGAAGCAGCAATATCAGTAACTTGAGCAGACTTAAATGCTGGCTCTGTTACTAAACTTACTTCCATAAGACGGGCAGCAGTTACATGCATGACCCCACTCTTACGACTTGACTTGAGAACTTCGACACCGACTGAAAGGCCAGATGTCAAGCCTTCACTTGCAGTAATAAGTGCATCGTTACCGCGTGTAGATGCAGAAATCTTAAAAGATGCATAGATCCCTTCGCCTTCTACATCGTTAAAAAATTGTGCCTTACCTAAAGGCTCTTTCGTGTTGTGTTGGTTAAGCAACTTAATACTTTTTGGATCTTCTGGAAGTTGGATGCTTCCCTTTTCAAATACGACTGCGCCTGCTGAGGTTGAGCCGACTTCGCCCGTTCCCATTGGCACAATTTTGCCAGAGATAATTCTCTTAGCAGTATCAGCAGTTAAATCCGCTGAGAATGTGAGGATGTTTTCCATTAGCTCATGCCTTCGCTTCCATTAGGTGTTAGGTCTGTCATTTCCATCGCTTGCTCTACAGTAATAAGTCCTAGACCTAGTAACTTCTCAATTACTAGCAATTCATCCATTGGATTAGCGCGTAAGAATGATGCGTCTAAATCAAAACGCACTTCATTGCCATTAGCAGTAATGTCATTCATTGACAAACGATCTTCAATGGCGCAGATGAAAGGTTGCAAAGTAAGAGAAACAAACTGCTTGCGAGAATCAAGAAGATTGCTGTAAGTCATTGAGTTATTGGCATCTGCACTAAGATAAAAAGCATCAACATTGCAAAGACGAGCAATCTGAGTAGCGTAATCTTGTTTGGCTTCATTGTACATCATATCCTTAGGCGAGAAAGATGTAGCGTTATACTCAAGAGTAGAAGTGAGATAAGCAGTGCTGCGATTAGCGCGAGCAGCTTTCCATGCAGCTAATAATCCTTGAACTTCTTTAGGATCAAGGTCTGCGCCAGAATTGCGAATATATCCAGAAGGCATTGGAGTTGCAGCAGCGATTGCACTGGCAGTTTCTAAATCTAAAGCTGCTCTTAATACTTGACCACCAGTAGTTAAGATTCCATCGCTTAATGCTTGAAATGTAACCATATCTTCGTTAGATACTTCTTTGCGATCTACATAATAAGATTCAACAGTTAAAGCATCCGCAGAATACTTAGGAGTTACACGATAGTTAGGCAACCATTCAAACGAAGCAGGTCTGCCATCTTCCTGATATCTAGATTTTACCAACCAGTAACTTACCCCATAAAATAACAATGATTCACATGTGTATGAAATCGTAACTGAACGCGGTTGATTAAAACAAGGTTGGCTCATCCATACTGGCTTGCCTAATTCTTCTCCAGTTGATTTTTTGTACAACTCAAGCGGCATTGAAGCAACTGTGTTACAGATTAGATTTCTAGCTCGTACAAGGCTTGGGATACCAAGTGCCATGTTACGATCAATGTTGGCAAAGCCAGAGAACATGTATGGATCGCCAAGATTTTGAGGGGCATATTGCGCTACGACAGTCGGCTTAGATTCCTTTGGTACTGCTCGCGTAAATATACCCATAGTCATAAAGTGTAGCATTTGTCAAGTAATTAGACAACACGCCACGAACTGTCTAAACCACAATCTGAGGCTTAGGTGCAGGAAGCATCAACTTGCTAACTACCATTGCCAAGCCAATCGGAGCCGAGATATCACCTGCTGACTTTCGCTTGATAATTCTCCAAGCCGAATCATTGACTTTAGCTGCACAGTTATTCATCTGTTGAATGAATTCTGCCTGACCATTATGAACGACTTTGTGAGTCACCAATCCAGTCAATAAATCGCCACATGCCTGATAAAACTGCTGGCCTGAGACATCCTCAGTCATAACACCAGCTTGTTTCAATCTATCGGCTATGGATTGAGTCGCGTACTTGTCGTAGCAGACTAATCGCGGTCTGTAAAGGTCACACCATCCTTTAATAGCGGCTGCAATCTTTAGATCATCTACTGCGACCTGAGAACTCCAGACTTCCATGATTCCTATACCGATTCGCCCGTCACTGAGTAATTGGCCAGCCACTAATGACGCATTTCTTCTACTCGGACTTACATCAAAGGCAAAAACTGTGTATGCACCGACTGCAAGCTCTAAAGTGTTATCACTAGTCTCCTCTAGAACTCCATGAGGCCAAGGACTCTGCAAGGAATCAATCCACTGGCATAAAGTCTCAGTACGAGTAGTCTCAATCGGAGCAGTCGCAATCGCTTCCTCGATTGACTCCTTGGTAACTGTATAACCGAGTGCTGGATTACTTGGTGCTACAGCATCACGCCAAAAGGCTTCTGATCTAATGTCTATCTTGCAATACTGTGGGGCAGAATACTCATAGTAGCCAAAGGTCTCAGGCGGGTAATCCTTGGCACGCTCGACAAGGGAATTAAGCACTGTGCTAAAAGCATCTCCAGCATTGCTAGTCAAAAATGTCTGAGCATTAGCTCGTGCGCGAGTAGTAGGAATAGCAGCCTTATAGCCGTCCTCGGATATTTCACGCACTTCATCAATCCAAAGGAAGTCAGCAGTGCGACCACGGGCTGAGTCTCTGGTATCTGACACTAAATCGAGGGTTGCACCATTAAGCAGCTCTATTCGCTCGCCACCGTTGGCATATCGCACTGCTTTAGTCAAAGCCTTGAGTTCTGGAGTTGATTCTATAATCCATGCGATTTCTCTAAAGGTCATGAGAGCAGTTGCTCTATTAGAGGACATGATGATGTGCTTCTTCTCGTTGCCATAGAACATGCCCCATATAACACGCACTCTACCTAAGTGAGACTTGCCATTCTGTCTTGAAATGAGCAACAGCGCGGTCTTAACTCGATATTGGTCTTTCTTATCGACCATCATCATCTGTTTAAGGACATGCTCCTGATAAGGCATAAGTTTGTCCATCTTTAAGCGCTCGACCATTTCAATTACTTCACCAGCTCTGGACTTGCCCTTAAGAAGTGGGCTGTGAATCCTCGGTTGCGTTGCCCCTCGTAGCGGCTGGGTCTTTTTGGTCTTAGTTGTCATTGACTCGGACTAGGTCGGACTGTAAAAGGACTGTCCAGCATCGGCTCGGACTGCATCGGGTATATACGTCCTGAAAAGACAGGGGGGGTAGAGCGTTGCCCTAAAAAAGAGCCTTCATCTAGCACACCCTTCTTGCTATTGCAGCTCTTACAGCATGCAACTAAATTATCTAAGTCGTGAGTGCCACCTGCCTTGCGTGGTATAACATGATCTACTTGGTCTGCTTCTTGACCACAGTATGCACAGATGTAACCATCACGCTTCAATACTCTTAAGCGTTGGTCTTTCCACTTCTGTAAGCCAAGCTCTCTATGGCTTGCATCTCTCAATACCAATTGAAAGTTCTCCAATGCTGAAGGGCTAAGCAGGGTTCGTAATAACGACTGCCGATATAGTCAAGCCCCCATCGTACCTGAGACCAGCCGTCCTGTGTTGCAAGCCATTCACTCTTACCTTGAGGAATACCATATACACGATCAGTGCCATTTAAATTACCTATTGCAGCTGGATTCCATGCTGACTCTTTACCCCACAATATAGTCAGGCATTTATATTCTTTATAGTTAAAGTCTAATAGATAGAGAGAATAAGTCTTGTAATCAATATACTCTTTTTGTTGCACTGATTCAGAGCTACCTGCATAAGGCATTATGCATAGAGCTATCCCAATAGCTACTAGCACCCCGCAAGCTACGCCCCTGAAGGGCTTGCGGTGAGCCTTTGAGAGGCTCTGCGCCGTTAGCGTACCATACCGTGTCAAGATGTGCATAACTCGTGTCCTAACTAAGCGTGAAGTGAAGTTCTGTTCCTACTTATCCACAGATGTTAATAACTCTTTACTTAATTCATAAGGAATCATTGACCTATTCTTAGCACCCTTTAATCCTTGAGTGCCAGTCTTTGATCCTCTAGGTGCAGCCTCATGACAAGTAGCACCATTCTTGCAAGCTGGTCTAGCAACCCAATTAGGCACACTGCCCCATAGGTCTGTTGGTTTCATTCGAGTATCACCATAAGCACAATAAGTAATCTGCCTGTGTTCTAGCCCTCGCATGATTGCTTGCTTGCGTAACATGCCTCTAGGGTTCTCTAATAGCCATGCTTTAGGATTAAGAGACTTGATGAGATTAAGAGTAAATAGCACTAATTCAATACTCTTATGAGCTTGCTCAGTTTTAGGAGTCTTATCTTCATTCCAATGATGCCCTATAGATGCAACACTAAAGCTAGTGCATGGCGGTGAAGCCCAGATGAAATCTGGCTGACCATATTTAGTAATTAACATGTCAGCGGTAAGCTGTAGAATATCTCGTTCATGTGCCTCAAAGTATTCATCTAACTCAACCTTAATGATTGTATGCCCTGCATCCTCAAAGGCCTGAGTGCTTGACCCAGTGCCTGAGAAGAAGTCATATATGATCAATCTTTACCCCATCCAGTACCCTTGAAGATTGCTCCTACTGGACTAATAACTTTGGTCATTGGTTCATTACAATAAGTGCAGAGAACTGTTGGTTTGTCGTGCCAGCCATGATGCAATTCATTCTTCAATCCGCATCTTCCACATTTGTAATCGTAGGCTGGCATGTAAGGCATCTCCCAATCATCCATGAACCACAACTGCATCGTTCGATGTCAGTCTCTTTAGGTTCTTTATCTAAGTGTCCGTACTTCAATATGAGTAGTGGCAAGAGATCAGCTAATCGGATGATGCAGGCATACTCCGCTGCATCTTCTCCCTGCCCATTTAGCCGTATGACTCCGAATCCCAATTCCCCCGAAATGGATGTCCGAGC